GATTAGGTTTCTCAAAAGAAACATAAGTGCTAATGTCAAAAGCACCTTGAAACATCCACGCTACTGGTTCATTGTTCATTTCTCTTGTGCCTTTCCAGTTACTAATTCATCAATTAGCCTTAATTCAGCTTTCAACGCCTCTATTTCAGTTTGTTGTTTGCGTAGCATATTTGCGGCTCTTACCAATAATGGACTTGTGCCATAACAAACATGCCCCGGAAACTTACCTTCTCTATCTAAGTCTTTAGCAATATCAGATGCATTCATTAGCATCTCCCATCCATATCAACTTCTTTGTTCTTTTTAATTTTTTTACTAATTATTTTTCCATCCTTATGATGACTAATTTCCATCTCTTCCCTTAACTTCTGTCCTTCTTGGGCATTCTTATTCTGCTTGATGTATTGCTCTAGAATTGACAACAAACCTTCTTGCACTAAGAACTCCAGCCCTTCCTTATCAAAGTCCACCGTTGCATTAGCAGAGCCGTCTTCATTTTCGTTGATAATTTTTAATTCAATCTTCATTTCTTCTCCATGCTTTTTTACAAATCTGTTGAACATCTTTTGGGTCTTCTTTAGTTACTTCTGAGCATACATAAACGGTGCTGGTATTGCGACCATGAAATCCCGCCAAGTAAATAATGGCGGCAATCATTGCTGATACAAATAAGTAATACATCATTTCACCGTAAACCAGTCACGACCTTGGCTCTTTTTAAAATATGCCCTAGATAGCTTATAAGATTCATATGCCGCACTGTTTTCTTTCATCTCTTTATTGTGTTGCTTTTGATCAACTGAATTATATTTTCTAGTATGAATTGCTTTGTTTGTTTTCAGTTTCATTACATAAGTATAAAAACTAAGGCGTTGCTCATTGTCTTTTGCGTCCCATAACGCATCATTTAATTTCTTATCTATATCTGGCATGGCAGCCTTTGTTTGTTGACCTCTACCCTTTTTACATATATACCAATTGACATTAGATGGAAGAAATGGAAACTGTTTTGTAAGTTTTTCCAATCTTTCGTCGGTCACGGGGCCACTAACTCCATCCATTGCATCAATAAGAGTTCTCATGCTCCAGTTTTTTATCCAGGCAACTATAAAATATTTTGCACCTTGTTCTAAAGTAAGCATTAATATCTCCTTAAAATCCATTTAGCAATTAAAAGCAGCATAAGGAATACAATGACTGCAATTAAAAAAACTATCTTTAGTTCTTCAAACATCATAGTGTGATATCCTTTGTTTATATTTATATACCTATTGTAAGCAAATTCTTAACCTATTGCATAGGGATTTACCCTGATAACTTTAAATCTTCCATATCCAGTTTCGGTCAACGCATACTGGCTTGCCTCTGGTAAACGTCGATACATCTCTAAGCGTGGCGTGGCTTTCAAGGCTGCAGTCAAAGAAATTTGGGGTGCATTAGATCAACAAGGATTCGGTAGCTCACCAGTTGAGCTTGATGTTGTTTTATTTCCACGAGATAAAAAACTGATGGATATTGACAATATGCTCAAGTGCCTGGGCGATAGTCTTCAGGACGCTGGAGCATTTGATGATGACCAGCAAGTGTGGAAGATCACTATTGAGCGTGGAGAAAAAATAAAAGGTGGCGGTTGTCAAGTAACAATTAAGCCCTATCTTCTGCAATGCAGATGATAGCTAAGGGTTTACCCTTATACATACTGTTGATTTATACAGTGTAAGATTGCATTAGATAGGTTCCCTTGCAGCGGGCGTTTATCTTTCATGTGATTATCCTCTTTGGGGTGGCTATTGACGCTACCCCATTTTTTCTTTTATAATTGGTGCATCGCAACATAACTTATAGGAGATTTACCATGTTTGATTTTACTAAAGTAACTAAGCAATACGAAGAATTAGCAGATCGCATTAAGCAAGCCCACGACTTTTGGTTTAACTTAGTGACTACTACTTGGGAAGATTTGTACACTTCCAAAAAGAAGTAATTTGTAAAAGGTGTTGCACATCTGCAAAGGTGTGCTACACTTTCTGTGCAGGGATGAACTTGGAAGGTTCATCTATGTTAGAATCAAGGATCAAAGCCTCATACACATGGGGTCTACACATAGTTTTCTTATGCTTAGTTCGATCCCTTGATAAGCATAAGTGAATCTTCCAAATCGTAGACTCCAGCTGTATGGGGTTTTTTCTTTTCTGCGCCACTAACTGGCGGCTCTAGCGACATCGTAGCGGTTAGTGGTTATAGCGTTACTAGTAGGGTAGAGGATGAAATAGCGCAATATCGGTGGCGAAGTTAGTGCCGATTCCTCGCAAGACTGACGGGTGCTGTGGCTCCAGGCGGATAAACAGTTGAAGGCTCACCTAGGTAGGCTAGGTGCGTCCACCAGGCGGATAAATGTGTCTTCAGTAGTATGTGTATACAGTTAGTAATTGTCCAAGTAAGGAGAAATGTTGTGAAAGAAGAGTTGCGGGAAGCAATCAAAAAGCAAGTAGGGATTGTCCCTATATCGGTACAAAAAGGTTCGGTACAAAATGTAATCAGATGGAAGGATAAGGCGGTTCAAGCATTAAGAGTTGCCAACAATCCAAAGTCCACAGAATACGAATTAAAAATAACATTATCAGATCTAACGAGGACATCATGAAGTTATCAGATATTACTTTTGATGTGGGACTGCAATCCCGCGTTAAAATAAGCAAGGATGCTGTAAATGAGTACACAGAAGCTTTACTGGCAGGAGCTAAGTTTCCTCCAATCAAGGTATTCTTTGATGGAACTAATAACTTCATCGGGGATGGATGGCAGCGATGCGAGGCACATAAGAATGCTGGCTTAACTGAGATTGATGCGGAAGTAGTTAAGGGATCACGTAGAGATGCTCTTTTATATTCATTAAAAGCCAACGCTACCCACGGTTTACCCCGTACCAATGCCGACAAACGCAAATGCGTAGTTACTATGCTGGATGATTTTGAGTGGGCTGAATGGTCTGACTCAGAGATTGCCCGCCATTGCTCAGTACATCCCGTGACTGTTGGTCGTATCCGTAAGGAATTAAACGGCGATGCTCCAAAAGATGTCAAAGTAAAGCGTGGAGACCAGGAATTCACGATGAAAGCCCGTGAACCACAAGTTAAATTACAAGAAACACCTGAATATGAATTTGATGAAAATGACAAGATCCATGAAATGGCAACGGAAATCCAAGCCATCGCTGAAGAAAACGAGATCCTTAAAGCGAGGGTTGCAATCGCCGCTATGGAAGCTACTCCTGAGGAAAAGACTGCAGCAGAAGTTCTCATTAGTGAACTTCAAACTACAGTTAAGACCCAAGAGTCGGAGATTGTCCATTACAAGGCTCGAGTCCATTCATTGATGAAAGAAAATAACGAATTGAAAAAGCAGATCAAGATCAATGAGCGCGCAATCTATTCTTTAAACAAGAAACAACCAAAGTAAACAATGGGGGAACGCACACCAGTCGGCTCGGCGACTTTAAATATCTTGTACTAGTAATTAAAGCTTCACATAAGCAGTGCCAGTACCCCACCAATTTATCCGAAGCTAGGCGGTTTTCTAGCAGCAAGGAATTATAGTGCTTGAATTACGCCCGCATCAGTTAGAAGTAGTAGAAAAGATCCGAGAAGGGTTTGAACAAGGACATACAAGGCAGTTACTGTATGCTCCAACAGGATTTGGTAAGACCGAAGTAGCGATGGCAATCATGAAGACCATTGCAGATGATTTTAAGAAGACTGCGATGATGCTAGATCGTGTCGTTCTTATAGACCAAACCAGTATCCGGCTTACCAAGTATGGAATTGAGCATGGCGTTATGCAGTCTAATCATTGGAGAAAAAGACCCGATGAGCGCATTCAAATCTGCTCAGCTCAAACTATTGAGAAGCGTGGGACTGGATTAAATATTGACTTACTTATCATTGACGAGTGCCATATTACTCGGAGAGGCACAGTAGAGTTCATTAAAAACAATCCCCAGGTTAAGGTCATTGGATTGACCGCTACGCCATTTACAAAAGGTTTAGGGGATATCTATACCCATGTAGTCGGAGCGACTCCTACGGGCGATCTGATTGAAAAGGGATGGCTTGTGCCACTCAAGGTCTTTATCGCTAAAGAAATTGATATGACTGGTGTTGTCAAGCAGATGGGCGAATATAAAGCAGACGATGTTACTAAGCGAGGCATGGCTATTACTGGCGATATCGTAGGTGAATGGATTAAGAAGACCCATGAAGTCTTTGGCGGCCCAAGGAAGACGATTGTATTTTGTGCTGGCGTAGAACACGGGCGTGATCTGGTCAAGCAGTTTGGTGATGCTGGTTATAACTTTGTGTCAATCTCTTACAAGGAAGATGACCAGTACAAAAAGGACATGATTGAGTTGTTTAGCCAAAAGGATACTGAGATTCACGGCTTAATTGCTACTGACATCCTTACCCGTGGATTTGATGTAACCGATGTCATGATTGGCGTATCTGCCCGCCCATTCTCCAAGTCGTTCAGCTCCCATGTCCAGCAGTTGGGTAGGGTAATGCGTCCTCATGAGGGTAAAGAGTTTGGTTTATGGCTAGATCACTCTGGAAACTTCCTTAGATTTAGGGATGACTGGGATAGGATCTATACAGAGGGTGTTGATAAGCTGGATGAGGGTAGTGTTGAGCGTACCCGCAAAGAGCCTACAGAAAAAGAAAAGCTCCAGTCAAAGTGTCCTGAGTGCAAGGCATTGTGGACTTCAACGACAAATATATGCCATTCCTGCGGTCACGAACGGCAGAATCTAAATATGATTCTAACATTGCCTGGTCAATTAGAGGAATTGCAGGAGGCAAATAGAAAACTTCAGATAGCTAATAAGGATTTCTATGCAGAGCTACTCTATTATGGTCGTATCAAGGGTTATAAAGAGGGCTGGGCTGCCGTGAAGTACAAGGAAAAGTTCGGTTCTTACCCTAATGGATTGCCAAAAGAGGCAAAAACACCAACAGTACAAACGCTTGGATGGATTAAGAGTCGAATGATTGCTTATTCAAAAGGCAAGAATAGACCACAGCAAAGGATGGCAGCATGAGAAAAGTTATAAAACTAATGCCTTATCATGAGTTCAATATGACTCAGGATGAAGTGGCTAAAGTTCTTGGTGAAAGCCGTGAAAACATAGCGTTAATTGAGAAGTCGGCTAAGATGAAAGCCCTCAAGATCCTAGAAAAGCGTGGTCTTAAGTTTGAAGATTTAGTGGGGTCTATGCAATGAGATATCTATCAGTATGCTCAGGCGTAGAGGCAGCAACGACTGCTTGGCACGATCTAGGCTGGACACCAGTAGGGTTCTCAGAGATTGAGAAGTTCCCATCAGAAGTATTAGCGCATCATTATCCGTCCGTCCCTAATCTTGGGGATATGACAAACTATAAGGAGTGGAATCTTGAATCAGTTGGACTTTTGGTTGGCGGAACACCCTGTCAATCCTTTAGCGTTGCCGGTCTCAGAAAAGGTCTTGAAGACCCAAGAGGAAACCTTGCCCTTACCTATGTTGGAATTCTTGACAAGTTTAGACCCAAGTGGTGCATATGGGAAAACGTGCCAGGTGTCCTCAGTTCAAATGGAGGACGGGATTTTGGTTCCTTCCTCGGGGCGTTGGCAGAACTCGGGTATGGGTTCGCATATCGGGTGCTTGACGCTCAGTACTTCGGAGTACCCCAACGCCGCCGTCGTGTCTTTGTTGTCGGATGTCTTGGAGACTGGGAAGCTCCAGCCAAAGTTTTACTTGAGCGGGAAAGCTTGCTCAGGAATCCTGCGCCGAGCAGAAAAGCGGGGCAAGAAGTTGCCGGATTTGCTCCAAGCAGCTTTGGAAACTACAGTGAAGGAGTCGGGACTCTCAGAAGAGATGGAGGAGATCTCGGAGGAGGCTCTGAAACCATAGTAACTACCAATAGAATGGTGGCATTTGGAGAGTACTCGGATGATGGTACGGCTAGTACTTTAAAAGCCCGTGATTACAAGGATGCTACGGATCTTATTGTTTATGAGACCCACCCAGCAGACTCTAGAGTTAAACCTATGGGCGATACTTGTCAAACAGTAACCTCAAGATGGGGTACTGGAGGCGGTAATGTCCCGCTGGTTCAGTCAATTGGGTTCACTCAATGCGATGCAGCTCGTGACATTGGTAACGATGTAAGCCCTACCCTCCGCTCAGGTGGTAACGGCGGTTATCCTGGTCACTCAGTAGCCTACTCTATTCGTGAAGATGCACAAGCCAATAACTTTAGTGCTACTCCGTTAGAAGTAACGCCCGCTCTTCAGGCATTGCGTCCATCAGTCCAGTCTCATCATGCCCAAACTTTTGTAGCTCAATCTTTTGGATGGCAAAATAGCCCCAGTCAGAGCATGACCCTTGATAACATTACACCTACCCTTGATAGAAGTAAGACTCCAGCAGTCTTGACTAAGGCAGTTGATGTATACAATCAATGTATAGATGGCGATGTAACCGCTACCCTCACGATGGCTTGTGGTGGATCAAATACTAGTGGCCCCAAGATTATGGACAGAGCGGTACGCCGTCTTACTCCAATAGAATGCGAGCGCTTACAGGGATTTCCTGATGGGTATACAAACATTCCTTGGCGTGGCAAGCCTGACTCTCCCGATGCTCCAAGATATAAAGCAATGGGTAATTCAATGGCAGTGCCAGTTATGCGGTGGATTGGTAATAGAATTCAAGGGTTAGAAAATGGACTTTTATAATTTTGCTGAGCAGCACGGGCTAATCATTGACCACCTAGTTCAGGATCGATGGGTGCGTGTGCCTACTGCTGATAAACCTCACTCTAGGAATGGTGCTTACATCTATGATGGGCAGTCGGGCGCGGTACAAAACTGGGCCATTCATGAGAAGCCCGTCTCCTGGCACGATAAAAATAAAAAGCATGACCCGCAATTAGCAGTTCGTAAGGCTAAGGCTAGCGTAGATCAGGGCAATAAACATAAGCAAGCAGCCGGCAAGGCTAGCTGGATACTTGACCAATGCAAGAAGCAGACCCACTCTTATATGGAAAAGAAGGGATTTCCCAATGAGAAAGTGAATGTATGGAATGAGATGATTGTGATACCCATGCGTATAGATGGTAGTCTTACTGGAGTTCAATTGATTTCTAAGGATGGTAAAAAGACTTTCTTAACTGGTCAAAAGAATAAAGGCGCATCCACAATCATAGATAACAAGGGCAAAGTAATTCTCTGTGAAGGCGTAGCTACTGCAATGTCCATAAGAAGAGCTTTGAAAGCCGTCAAAACCCGCTATAAGATTGTCATTTGCTTTTCGGCAAGTAACATACTAGAGATGTCCAAAGTCTTTCCTGAGTGCGTTATCGTGGCTGACAATGATACTGTTGGTACTCGCGTGGCTCAGCAATCTGGAAAGATCTTTTGCGTACCGCCTGGAGCGGGGGAAGACTTCAATGATTATGAGTTGAGGGTTGGATCTGAAACTGCTGGAGAGTTTCTTATTGCATCCATTCCGTTGGGGGGTTTTGAGTAAACTCATTGTGCTTTACAAAGTCTGTAATAGGACTCTCAGCAATTGTCTCTAATGCTAAGTTGCATAGCGACATGGATTGACGGGGTTCTCCGATAATCTCAACAACGACTTCGGATTTCCCTGTCATTCCATCTTTCAAATAAATTATGACTGCATCCATGCGATCCTTATAGCCTGACCCTCAATAAAGTACTCAGGGTAGGCATTTGCTAGTTTTCTTAGGTTGTCCTGATCTGCCAACAACGCAGCTTTTCCCAATGATACCGCAAAACCTCCCATCTTCTCCATCCGTTCAACGCATTGGATCAGATAATTACGATCAGTTAAGACCCTTAAATTAGGCATAAACACACCGCTAGGATCCCAAACATAATGGCACAAAGCAAATCATCAGTTGTCATCTTCATCTCCGTCTTCTTCTGAACCATTGACCTCAAGATCTAAATCCCAGTCATTCCAGTTCTGATTTTGGGCTATTTCAAGGGCTATTTCTTCCGCCTCTTCATAATCCGGGGCGCTCAAATAAATTGTAACTCTTCCCGTTACTTCAATATTTACTGCATAACTTTTCATTTTCATTTCTGATTCCTCTTTTGGTGTTGTAATCGATTGTATAAACTGGTCAAAGCCCCATAGCCAATTGTCTGTTTTCATTGTTCGGTCATGATCCATGTAATGACTGCGGTTGAAAATACCATTCCAAATATTAAAAACCAGTTGGCAGCAAAGGCCTGAGACTGACCATATAAGCAAGTTAAAAAGATAAGCCCACTGATAAACAGTAAAAATAAGTTCATTCGTCCTCCCAGGTTCTTGAGTTGTATTCGTCAATGATCTCTCTTAGAGTCCAGTTGTTGTATCCGCCCTTACCATCCGTAAGAATGTAGTAAAGGTATTCTGCATCGTTTTGCTCCATTGCAGATTTAATGGTCGCAATATCGTCCGCCACAAGGCGGTCAATCATTTCTTCTTTAGTCATTTATTTTCTCCAGTTGATTACATTCACAATCAAAACATACATAATCGTTTACTAGGTCGCATTGCTTGCACCCAATTGTAGGCTTTAAAACATAGCCTTTTGCGTAAAAATCATCAATTAAGTCCATTCTATAATTGATCCATTCATTGCTTGTCATTTTGTCAATATCAACCATCATAATTCTCCTTATATAAGCATGACCCTCAATTACTTTCTAGAGGGATAAAAAATTAAAAATCAATTCACCACTTAAGTGATGACAAAAAATCGGCATTAAGTACAAAAACTTCTTGACAAACCAGGCTAGGGTTTACCCTATGTAAAAATTCTCTTCTTTTTCGTTCATCGTTACCCCATCAGTCCAAGTAAGCCCCCAGCATGATTGATTTTGAATGCAACAAATTAGAAAACGCCCTAGCCCGTCCTTGATTACTGGGTAGCCCTCATGATGCCAATAGACCCGCCCACCCTCGTTAATTGTTTTTTTTATTTCTTCTAATGTCATTTTTTTACCCCCCGATAAATAGCGGTTAAGTTTTCCAATTGCTTAGCCGTAATCAAACCCCGAGCGAAAGCGGAAGTAATCGTCAAGTGAAATCGTTGATGGTCGGTCATTTGAACCCCTTTTCTATCAAATAAGCCCCGATAATTTCGTCAATGTCGGTGCTGCTATCGTTAATAATTCCCTTATTTATGATTTCTTGGGCAATATCAGCTGATTTCCAGCGGGATTCCGCTCGGGGAGAGTTTTCCAGGCTATCCCCCATTTGCCAAGCGACCTCAATCGCTAGCTCTAAAAGTGTGTAAGTTTTCATTTTTTCCTCATTCGTCAGGGTGTTTTGAGTTGAATAGATCCCGCCCAAGCTTAATAAGCTGGTAGCCTTGATCCTCGGTCATGCCTCTATGCTCCGCAAAAAGTGCGGGGCTGAGGTAGTTATTTTTAAAGTCTAGATATTGCTCTATAAGGTAGTCTCTTGGGTTCATTTTTCCGCCTTTACATCGTTCATTTTGTTTTGCAGTTCTGCTTTGATGTAGGTCTTAATCATTTCTTTAGCCTCATCGTCTGAGAAATACATAGAGGCAAACCCGCCATCAGTGATCCCTAGGGCGTTCTGTACGGATAGAGCTAGAGCGTTGAGGGCATCTTCTGCCATATCGTCAATCTCGTCCTCTGTGGTCGTTGGAATGCCTACTAAAAGGTCTATGTGCTTAACTGCATTCCCCCACATATTTTCGCCATCTTCTGCGTTGTCATAAAAGCCCATGAGCATAGAATCGCCAACCTTTCCCAATTCGTGGGAACAATCGCCATCAGTTACAACTACCCAGCCGTTGATTACTCTTTTCTGCCAAGCAGTACAACCCCCGCCAGTATGGATAACGCTAAAGCCGTATTCTTCAGGGCTTACAGTAAATCGCCCGCATTCGCTCACACTTGGATTAGTGATAGCCGTCCCCTCATGAGTAAAGCTCATATCTTTAGGATCAAAAGCATCTAAGCTTTTAGGAATCGCCTCATAGTCTCTGTAAGCCGTTCCAGCCTCTACAAGCTCATAATTGATTCCATAATCTACCCACCAATTGCGATCTATTTTGTATTGCTGGGCATGGATATGGAGCCCATCTATCAGGGTTTGACGGGATTGTTCCTTGGTTTCTCCAAAAGCTTTAAATTCAAAGTTTGCAGAGTTTAGGTTAGCTAAGTGTAATTTTTTCATGATTAGATTTGTCCTTGAGTTAATTCGTCAAAAAAGGTTTGTGGTTTTGCAATTGCTAAGTGAGACCATTTATTTATATGGCGGGTGGTGGTGTTGCTCCACTTTTTATCGGTCTTATAAAACTGCCCATCCATCCAGCAAGCTACTGGAGTTTGATAACTAAATAGAACCTGAGTTCCATCGTTGAGGGTGAGTTCTGTCATATTGCTTTGAATTGGTTTAAGTTTCATTGTGTTTGCTCCTCTAAGGTTTTAATGATTCGGTCTAGTTCGGTAAGGATTTTGGATACTTGTCCCTCGTCCTTTTGAAATTGGCATTTTGTAAGACTAAAAAATAAGTCGTTAAGTGCTTGAATAGAATCTTTCATTATTTCTCTCCATGTGTGTATAGATAATGTTCATTCGCTAGGAAGTCTCCCAACCACTTTAAAAGCTCCGCCCATGTGTCAAAGTTCTCGCCTTGATGCTGGTATCCCTCGTCATCAAATAATGAGATGGCAAAGCGTTTATAGGTCGTTGGGTCTATGTCTGCAAAGTCGCTGAGGTCTTGATCTTTGTAGTCAATAAAAATATGCCAATAGAACCCATTAGGGAGGTTCATCATCAGGGATGGGCAAGCGTCATTGTGCCAAGATGAATCGTGGAAACCCTCAAGGGTTGGGAGTACATCGTCAAAGCGTGGGAATTCTTCTTTATAGTTTTGCATGATTTATTTACCTGTTTTGATGTTGTTTTTGATGGCACATTCTGTCCAGCAAGCTTTTGCAAACTGAATCAATGTATCGGAGCAAGGCAAATCGTGCATCTTTGCCTGATGCTCTATTAATTCAATAGGGAAATCCTTAGTTGTGGGTGCATGATCGCCATATTGCCATTCCTTGGCGGGTTCACTCTCAACCCATGATGTAGAGGAAATCTCAAAAGCCCGCTCTAACATTGAATCAATAGCGGAGCAATTCAAATAGAGGATATTACCTACTTCCCCCATAAGCTCTGTGCGTGATTTGTTTGGAAAGTCCTTTAAATATTCATCAAAGGATGGCTCGTTTATTTCTACTGTGATTGTCATTTGCATGATGTTCTATTCCTATTAGGTTAGTGATCTATTGTAAGTTTGCTCTGCGATGTATTGCATTAAGAAAGACTGTAACACACAATAAAAACAAGGTGTCAAAACTTTATTTTTAGGGTGTTGTTTTTTTGGTTTTGCTTGCCTGGAGCGATTATAAAAAAGAAAAAAAGCGTAGGGCAGCACCCCTCAAAAAGACAATGTAGGATAAGAATAGGTAGACTTTTATCATCCTATATCAGCGATTGAAATACGACATCATGTCGCATTTGGTAGGGATATTCCTATTCCCTATTACTTCCCTATTGCCAAAATAAAAGCCCGCTCAATCTTCCATCTTGGATCGGTTTAGATCATTCTCCAGTAGGTAATAAGACATCTATAGAGTAATGAATAGGGAGTTCTGCTTGTCCAATTTAAAAGCGTCCCTCTGTGGCTCGCATCCTGGCACTGTGTTTATATACAGTAGTTGTGGTAATATCTCCATATTACTTTTATATACCGCACTTATGCCAGCCAAGTTAACTCGTAAGCAGATTCAAGAGGGATTAGATCAGATGCCTATTGATGTGCTATTGACTGGCACTAGGAATAACAAGCTAACCCATAAGCAGAAAGAGTTTGCCAAGGAAGTCGCTCTTGGATCAACTGGAGCGGATGCCTATAGAAAAGCTTATAGGAAAGGAAAGAGACCATTGAAAGCGAAGACCATCGGGAATAAGGCTAGCGAGCTAAAGAGTAAAGAGGGAATCCAGTTGGAAATAGAGGCGATACAGAGGGCGATAGAGTTCAATAAATCGCATTCTCTTGCTCAACTAAGGGCTCTAGTCGTGTCTCAGCTAACGAAAGAGGCACTAACCGAGGGAAATCCACCAGCAAGCAGACTGACCGCTCTCAAGGCTCTTGGTGAAGTCGCTGGCATAGACGCATTCATTCACCGAACCGAAACCAAGGTGATAAGGGATTCAGACTCAGCCCGCTCAGATCTTATGGAGCAGTTAAAGAAAGTCATTGCGGACAACATGAGGACAGTAGATAGCAATCAGGACGATGCGAATAGCTTATTGGCGGAGCTTGTAGCCGTTCCGCTAGCAACCAAAGGCGAGTCGGATTCTGACAGCCTGGCGATCGAGCTGCGCGAGGCCCCACCGGAGGGCGACCCCCAAGTTTTGGACGACGCTGACCCGATCTTACTACATAGTATTCCACTCAAATAATGCACGATGATAATGATTCGCAATAACGAAAACAAAATACACAGTCTAATCAAGCACTTGCATTATATCATCTGCAATGTACAAGATAGACTCATAATAAAAACAATGGGTTATGATTTTTTAGAGAAGCAAAACGCTGGAACAGTTGGAAAACCCCTACAGGGAACACCCCCCCGTCATGTTTCTAAACAAAGAGGGGTGGGGGGTATATATAAAAAATTAAGGAACAGAGATGAATAACTGGGTATTAGGAGAAAAAGGTAGTTCTTATAAACAAAGTACAGAAGATGTCATTCTTTCTTATGTAGCTAATATGGAGTCTCGGTCTATCCATGAATTGATGATAAAGATGTGGGAGTTCTACGACGAAGCCGTGTTAAAAGAAACGGGCCATTTGCCTACCGATATGCATTGGGAAGACCATCTGTGACAGAACGCCAATCCCAGATATTCAAAGTGATAGATGAGTTCTGGAAGAAGTACGGCTACGCGCCCAGCATTGATAACATTATGTTTATCACTGGAGACAAGTCACGGGCAAATGTCCATCGAATGATGAAAAGACTTTGTGATCTAGGGGTTTGCAAGAGGATTCCTAATAAGGCTAGGAGTATCCGCCCTGTTAATTTGAGGGTGCGGGATTTATGAAACTAGAAGAACTTATTGCTACGCTGCCTGTACATGAGCAGGAGTCGCTGTTTGAGATGGCTGAGGAGTACATAGGCTCTCTGAAGCGGGAGAAGGCACAACATAACTTTATGGATTTCGTCAAAGAAATGTGGCCCGGATTTATTCATGGAAGACACCATGCTATTCTTGCTAAGAAGTTTGAAGAGATAGCTCAGGGCAAATTAAAGCGCCTTATGATATCTCTACCTCCTAGGCATACTAAGTCTGAGTTCGGCTCGTTCTTACTGCCAGCGTGGTTCTTAGGGCGGGATTCTACTAAGAAGATTATCCAATGTTCCAATACTGCGGAATTGGCAGTGGGATTCGGGCGTAAGGTTAGAAACTTAGTTGACTCAGAAGCTTATGCCAGAATATTCCCGAACGTCGGACTAAGGTCTGACTCAAAAGCCGCGGGGCGGTGGTCTACAAACGGGGGCGGGGAGTACTTCGCTATCGGTGTAGGCGGTACAGTTACTGGTAAAGGTGCGGATCTACTGATTATTGACGATCCACACTCAGAGCAAGAGGCTGCTATAGCCTCAAGCAACCCAGAAGTCTACGATAAAGTGTACGAATGGTACTCATCAGGCCCAAGACAACGTCTACAACCAGGTGGAGCGATCATTGTCATTATGACTCGCTGGTCAAAACGAGATTTAATCGGAAAAATCCTGCAAAGTAACGCAGAAAGAGACGGAGAAGACTGGGAAGTTATCAATTTGCCAGCAATTTTGCCCTCTGGTAAGTCGTTATGGCCCGAATTCTGGAGTCTTAAGGAGCTAGAAGCCCTTAAAAACGAACTTCCTGTCTCTAAATGGAACGCACAGTACCAGCAAACCCCTACTGGAGACGCTGGTGCGCTAGTAAAGCGAGAATGGTGGCAGATTTGGGAGGGAGAAACCCCGCCTAAATGCGACTATCTCATCCAATCTTGGGATACCGCCTTTACTAAGAATGAAAGGTCAGACTATTCTGCCTGTACAACATGGGGAGTCTTTTATAAAAACGAAAACCCCGATGATGCCAACATTATTCTCTTGGATGCTTTTAAAGAACGCATGGAGTTTCCAGAATTAAAAGCAAAAGCATTGGAAATGTATAAAGAATGGGAGCCTGATGCGTTCATCATTGAAGCAAAAGCTTCTGGTGCGCCTTTAATCTACGAATTGCGTAGTATGGGAATACCTGTATCAGAGTTTACACCTACTCGTGGGAATGATAAGATATCCCGCATGAATTCCGTAACAGATCTATTTGCATCTGGTAAGGTTTGGTGTCCTGCGAGACGATGGGCTGAAGAAGTGATAGAAGAGATGGCTGCATTCCCAAACTCGGATCACGATGACTTAGTTGACTCCAGCACACAAGCTCTCATCAGGTTCAGAAAAGGTGGTTTTATCCGACTTCCATCGGATGAAAAAGACGAACCAGTTAATTTTAGACGCAAAGCAGCATACTACTAGGACACATTATGTCAATTGAAAAAAGTTTATATCAAGCCCCAGTCGGGATCAGTGCTTTAGAAAACGATGATATGTCGGACATTGAAATTGAGATTGAAGATCCAGAATCAGTAACCATTGGTATGGACGGATTAGAAATTGAGATTGAACCAGGCGAACCATCAGATGAGGATTTTGATGCCAACCTAGCTGAGTACATTGATGAGAAGGTTTTATCAGAAATTTCTGGCGATTTGCTTGGAGATTTTGAGGATGATGTTTCAGCCCGTAAAGACTGGATGCAGACTTATGTTGACGGACTAGAGTTGCTAGGCATGAAGATTGAAGAGCGAAGTGAACCTTGGGAAGGCGCTTGTGGTGTTTACCACCCACTCCTTTCCGAAGCTCTCGTTAAGTTTCAAGCCGAAACAATCATGGACACTTTCCCAGCGGCTGGCCCAGTAAAGACTCAAATCATTGGTGCAGAGACTCAAGCTAAAAAAGAAGCATCAATTCGTGTTCAAGACGACATGAACTACCAATTAACAGATGTGATGAAAGAATTCCGACCTGAGCATGAGCGTATGCTCTGGGGCTTGGGTTTAGCAGGTAACGCCTTTAAGAAGGTGTACTACGATCCAGCATTGGGTCGTCAGGTGTCTATGTTTATTCCAGCAGAAGACATCGTTGTTCCTTACGGAGCATCTAACTTAGAGTCAGCGCCGCGTGTAACCCATGTTATGCGTAAAACCGAGAATGAAGTTCGTCGTCTACAAGTTGAAGGTTTCTATGCCGATGTAGATTTAGGTGAGCCATCAACGGCTTTAGATGAAGTAGAAAAGAAGATTGCCCAGAAGATGGGTTTCCGTGCAACTACGGATGATCGATACAAGCTTTTGGAAATGCATGTTGATCTAGATCTAGAAGGATACGAAGATACCGATAAAGATGGAGAGGCGACTGGTATTGCCTTGCCATATGTAGTAACAATGGAAAAAGGTACTGGCACGATTTTAGCCATTCGCCGTAACTGGAGACCTGAAGATGATGGAAAGCAAAAGAGAAACCATTTCGTCCACTACGGGTATGTTCCTGGTTTTGGCTTCTACTGTTTTGGTCTTATCCACCTTGTCGGCGCTTTTGCTAAATCTGGTACTTCCCTTATCCGCCAATTGGTTGATGCAGGAACGCTTAGCAACTTGCCAGGTGGCTTTAAGACCCGTGGCTTGCGAATCCAAGGCGACGACACCCCGATAGCACCAGGAGAATTCCGTGACGTAGATGTTCCATCTGGAGCAATGCGTGACAACATTTTGCCACTCCCGTACAAAGAACCTAGCCAAGTTCTATATTCCCTATTAAATACAATTGTTGAAGAAGGTCGCCGATTCGCATCAGCAGCTGATATGAATATTAGCGATATGTCTGCTAACGCACCAGTAGGGACAACCCTAGCAATTCTGGAGCGAACCCTTAAAGTAATGTCCGCAGTACAAGCCCGTGTTCATTATTCAATGAAACAGGAGTTAGGACTGCTTAAGGAAATCATTCGTGATTACACCCCAGAAGATTACAGCTATGATCCAGTAGATGGCAATCGTAGGGCTAAACAAGCTGACTATGACCTAGTGGCGGTTATCCCTGTAAGTGATCCAAATGCCGCAACAATGGCTCAAAAGATTGTTCAATACCAAGCGGTATTGCAGTTAGCTCAGGGTGCGCCACAGATTTACAACATGCCACAATTGCATCGTCAAATGCTAGAAGTGTTGGGAATTCGCAACGCTCAGAAGCTAATCCCATTGGAAGACGACAAGGTTCCAGAAGATCCAATTTCTGAGAACATGAACATTATTAATAACAAGCCAGTAAAAGCGTTTATCTACCAAGATCATCAAGCGCACATTATGGCTCACCAAGCGTTCATTCAAGATCCGCAAACAGCAGCGATTATTGGGCAAAACCCAATGGCTAATCAAATCATGGCGGCGGCTCAAGCACACATTGCTCAGCATTTTGGATTCCAATATCGCCAGCAGATTGAGCAAGAATTAGGCGCTCCATTGCCATATAAGAATGATGACGAAGAAAACGAAGCACTCCCTCAAGAGTACGAAGTTCAATTGTCTCGTTTGGTTGCCCAGGCTAGCCAGCAACTACTACAGAAGAATCAAGCCCAAGCTGCACAACAGCAAGCCCAGCAACAACAGCAAGATCCAATTATCCAAATGCAACAGCAAGAACTCCAGATCAAAGGTCAGGATGTTCAACGCAAGGCAGAGAAAGATAAAGCAGATATTGCCCTTGAGAATCGCCGCTTAGATTTGGAAGAGCAACGTATGCACATCAATGCAGAGCTAGATGGAAACAAAGCTGGAGCAAAGATGGCTTACGACAAGGACAAGCTAGATCGTGAAAGCGAAATAAAGGCTACCAAGATGGGCATTGACATGGCTCATGACAGACACTTAGTAGAAGTGGATGCAGCAAAAGAAAAAGCAAAGATTCTTGCTGATATCACAAAAGCCCAAATGAATTCTAACAAAGGTAATAAATGACCGAATTTGAATTATTAACCAAGCAATTGGACGACAAAGTAGGACAACTTAAGGATGCCGTCGCCAACGGCAACCTAGAGTACGTGGAGTACAAAAAAACGTGCGGCGAGATTAGAGGTCTATTGATTGCACGGGGATATGTATTAGACCTCAAAGAACGATTGGAGAACTCGAATGAGTAACACACTAGACCTTTCAAAAGCGGTAGATCTATCCGCAATTATGGAAAAGTCAGACGAAGAAAAAGCAACACAACTGCCCAAGCCATCAGGCTACCGCATCCTATGTGCGATACCTGAAGCAGAAAAAGAGCACGACGGAAGTGGTCTTTTAAAAGCAGACATCACTCTTCAGAACGAAGAGGCATTAACCACAGTGCTGTTTGTAGTGGAATTAGGTGAGGATTGCTACAAGGATCCAAGTCGTTTTCCAAACGGCCCGTGGTGCAAAAAGGGCGATTTTGTATTAGTTCGCCCACATGCAGGAACCCGTCTAGTAATTCATGGACGTGAATTCCGCATTATCAACGATGACTCCGTGGAGGCTGTAGTAGCCGATCCCCGTGGAATTCGACGTAAATAACATACCTTAATTGGTAACAAAGGAGCATTAGATGGACAAAGACGATTACAAGTTTCCAGATGAAGTTGAAGAAAAGGTAGCAGAAGGTGATGACTTTGAAGTTGAAATTGAAGATGACACACCTGAAGTAGACAGGGGCAAGAAACCCGCTGATCCTGAATTAGTAGAATCGCTGGAAAATGACGAACTGGAAGAGTACACCAGGGATGTTAAAACAAAGATTAAGCAATATAAGAAGGTCTTCCATGACGAACGCAGAGCCAAAGAAGCGGCTGAGCGGGAGAAACAAGAGGCTATCAATGTTGCTCAAAAGCTCTATAACGAAGTAAAACAACTTAAAAGCCGGGTTAACTCTAGCGAAGAAGTAGCTATTGACTCATTTAAAACTAGCGCTGAGCGCGAGCTAGAGATGGCAAAAAGGGAATATAAAGAGGCTTATGACTCTGGAGATTCCGATAAGTTAGTGGATGCTCAGGAAAAGATGACATCTGCAAAGATGAAGATTGAGCAAGCTGGAAATGCTTTTGATAATGTCAAAAACAGAAAAGCTTTACAAGAAGAAGAGAATGAGGTACAAATACCTCAGAATCAGTATAAACCCGTAGTACGTGATCCTAAAGCTGCATCATGGCAAGAGCGCAACTCTTGGTTTGGGCAGGACGATGAGATGACTAGTTTAGCGCTCGGTCTACACGAAAAGCTTGTCAAGGAAAACGGTGTGGCATATGCTACGACGGATGAGTATTACAAGCGCATTGATAACACAATGCGTAAACGGTTTCCCGAAAACTTTGAGGAAGCCGACGAAGAAACAGATGCGCCTAGCGTGAAGACCGCAACCCGCAAACCTAGCACGGTAGTTGCCCCGGCAGCCCGTAGCACAGCGTCAAAAAAGGTTCGTTTAACCACGAGCCAACAATCAATTGCTAAAAAACTGGGTTTATCCCCTGAGCAATACGTCAAAGAACTTTTAAAAATGGAGGCCTAATCAAATGGCTGAAAACAGAACTACCCGTGAATTAAATACCCGTGCAGTTTCAGAGCGTCCAAAGCAGTGGATGCCCGCAGAATTGCTCCCTGAGCCGGATAAACAGGCTGGGTATGCGTATCGTTGGATTCGTGTTTCAACACTAAACCAAGCTGATCCAAGAAATCTTTCAGGAAAACTGAGAGAAGGTTGGGAGCCAGTTAGGGTTGAAGAACAGCCCAAGTTTCAACTGCTAGTTGATCCCAGTAGTCGCTTTAAGGACAATATTGAGATTGGCGGGTTATTGCTTTGCAAAACTCCAGAAGAGTTCGTTGAACAGCGTAATACTCATTACGCAAAACAAACGGATGCTCAGACGGATGCTGTAGACAATAATTTAATGCGTCAAAGCGACCCAAGGATGCCGCTCTTTAAAGAGAACAAATCCTCGACTAGTTTTGGCAAAAATTAATTTTTTTTAATCTAGGAGTTATAAATGGCTTATCCTACCGTTTCAGGCCCTTATGGGTTTCAGCCAATCAATTTGATTGGTGGTCAGGTATTTGCTGGTTCTACTCGCTTAATCCCCATTGCTTCTGGCTCTGGCACATCGATTTTCTACGGTGATGTCGTGCGTCTAAACACTGGTGGCACACTAAGCAAAGTATCAACCACAGCTACCGCAACCGATGCCGTTGGTATTTTCTTGGGTTGTCAGTTCACAAACCCAACTACCAAGCAATTGTTGCAACAACAGTACTACCCAGCTAGCACAGTAGCTTCTGACATTCAAGCGTTTGTTTTGGATGATCCAGATGCATTGTTCAAAGTTGCTGTAACTGCTGCTGGTACATCAACAATTTCTGGCGTAACACAAGCAGCAGTTGGTCTAAATACAGCTATCATTTTGACCGCTGGCAGCACAACCACAGGCGACTCTTTAGCATCTGTTTCAGCTACTACAGCTAGTACTTCAACATTACC